GTGTAGAAGCAGGCGTATCAAACACTTCAGAAATTGGTGGAGTAACTTCTACTACAGAAGCACATGCAGGCGCAGAAACCCATGCATATGTTGGCGCAGAAGCAACAGTCGGTAAAGACGGTGCAGAAGCACATGCAGGCGCAATCGCTGGTGCTAGTGTTGGTGCAGGTGCATCTACTGGTGCTTATGACGATGCAGGCAATGGCGCACAAGCAGGAGCAGGTGTTAGCATTGGCGCACAAGTTGGCGTTGAAGCAGGCGGTGGTGCTACTATGGATGATGGTGTTGCTACAGTTGGTATTGACGGTAAACTAGCACTTGGTGTTGGTGTAGACGTTGATGCAAGCGTAAGCGTAGATACAAAACCAGCACAAGAGTTTGTTGTTGATACTGGAAACACTGTTGCAGAAACAGTTACCAAAGACGCAAACACAGTAGCAAAAGAAACTACTAAAGTGGTTGATAAAGGTGTTGATGGTGCTAAGAAAGCAGGCGATGCTATTTCAAAACCATTTAAAAAAATTAAGAAACCTTGGTAAAAATAATGCTTGACAAACGAGCGTTTTTTTGGTAGAATGTTAATATTATTCAAACTGATTGGAGTGGATAGAATATGAGTGATTTTTTGAAGAGTCTTGGCAAGACTATAGGTAACGAATTCGCAGGATGCGTGGAAGATGGGATTGTAGCGGGAGATGTAGATGGATATATTGATACTGGTTCTTATGTGCTTAATGCTCTTGTTTCAGGAAGTCTCTTTGGTGGGATTCCAAACAACAAGATTACTGCTTTCGCAGGTGAAAGTGCTACTGGCAAGACCTTTTTCGTTCTTGGTGCTGTAAAGAAATTCTTAGCAGATAATCCAGATGGTGGTGTGATTTATTTTGAATCAGAATCCGCACTTACTAAGCAAATGGTTAAGGAACGTGGCATTGACGCAAAACGTATGCATATCGTACCTGTTGCAACCATTGAAGAGTTTGGTACTCAGTGTGCTAAACTTCTAGACAAGTACATGGAGCAACACGAAAGTGACCGTCAACCAATTCTGTTGGTTCTTGACTCACTTGGTATGCTTTCTACTACCAAAGAAATGACAGATACCTCAGAGGGTAATGACAAACGTGATATGACTCGTGCGCCAAAAATCCGTGGTATCTTCCGTACACTCACACTCAAACTTGGTCGTGCAAAAGTCCCAATGCTCATTACTAACCACACCTATGAGGTGATTGGTTCGTACATTCCTACAAAGGAAATGAGTGGTGGTTCTGGTCTCAAGTACGCTGCTTCAAACATCCTATTCTTGTCTAAGAAGAAGGAAAAAGACGGTACTGAGGTTGTTGGTAACATCATTAAAGTTGCAAACCACAAGTCACGACTCACCAAAGAAAACAAACTTGTCGAAGTGCTAGTCACTTACGATAAAGGTTTGTCACGTTACTATGGTCTATTGGAACTTGCAGAACAAGCAGGCATCTTTAAGAAAGTATCTACACGATACGAACTTCCAGACGGTTCTAAGCAGTTTGGTAAGTCAATTAACACTGACCCAGAAAAATATTTTACGCAAGATGTTCTTGATGAACTTGAAGTATTTGTCCAGAAGAATTTCCTATACGGAAAACCATCTGAGGAAGAACTTGAAGAAGAAATGGTAGAACTAAGTCTTGTAGAACTAGAGGAAGAAAATAATGAGGAAGTATGAAGACGGTGTAGTTGACGTTAAGGGCATGTATGAGTTTGTACATGCACCTGATGGCGATGAGATGCATATCCAACTTACGAAGAAGGCGGGTATTTGGGAAGGCACCGAATACCGTTATGGTAAAGTTGGTTTCAATCCAGACGAAGGCGATGACAAAAAAGACGAAGATGAACGCTTGACATTGGCATTCGAATATGATATTATAACTGTTCCTAGACCATTACAGGGTCAAGACATTGAAGATGAAGTCTTCTATGCATTTGAGAATATGTTGGGTGATATTCTAGTGGACATACTAGAAAAAGATTTGGAGAGCAAACAAAAGAATGAGAATCGAAACACAAATACTGAAACATCTGTTTCTGAATGAAGATTATGCAAGAAAAGTCCTCCCGTTTGTCAAAGGTGATTACTTCCATGACGGCATGGAGCGTAAGGTATATCAAGAGTTGGGCGATTACGTTGAGCGTTATAATGCTCTACCTACAAAAGAAAGTATCCTCATATCTCTCGGAGAAAAACCACTCACAGAAGGCGAAATCCAAGGAACCACCAGTGTCGTTAAAGAAGTCCTCAAAGAAAGCGACACGCAAGAAAACCTCACTTGGTTAGTAGAAAAGACCGAAGCGTGGTGTCAAGAGAAGGCAGTCTATAATGCGGTTATGGACTCCATCAAAATCCTTGACGGGAAGACGCAAGAAGAGAAGGGAGCAATCCCTAAGATTTTATCTGATGCTCTTGGTGTTTCATTTGACTCTCATATTGGTCACGATTTTCTTGAGCAATCTGATGAACGGTTCGACTTCTATCATCGGGTAGAAGAGAAGATTCCGTTTGACATTGAACTTCTGAACAAAATCACGAAGGGTGGACTTCCAAACAAGACCTTGAATATTGCTCTCGCAGGTACAGGTGTTGGTAAGTCTCTTTTCATGTGTCATTGTGCTGGTGCAAACTTGTCGATTGGCAAGAATGTTTTGTACATCACAATGGAGATGGCAGAAGAGAAAATCGCAGAACGTATTGACGCAAATCTATTGGACATTTCTATTGACCAACTATCAGACTTATCCAAAGACATGTACGATAGAAAAATCCAACGAGTTGCAAAGAAGACTCAAGGCAAGTTGATTGTCAAAGAGTTTCCAACGGCATCTGCACACGCAGGTCACTTCCGTCACTTGTTGAATGAACTGAACTTGAAGAAGAACTTCCGTCCAGATATTATCTACATTGACTATCTAAATATTTGTGCATCATCTCGTATCAAAGCAAACGCAAATGCAAACTCGTACACTTTGGTGAAGAGCATTGCAGAAGAGTTGCGTGGACTTGCAGTTGAGTTTGGTGTACCAGTTGTTTCTGCCACACAGACTACTCGTGGTGGTTACGCAAACTCAGACGTTGACTTGACTGACACCTCAGAATCGTTTGGTCTACCCGCAACTGCTGACTTTATGTTTGCGCTAATTAGCACAGAAGAACTTGAAGCACTTGGTCAGATTATGATTAAGCAGTTGAAGAACCGCTACAATGACCCAAGTATGTACAAGCGATTTGTGGTTGGAGTTGACCGTGGAAAGATGCGGTTGTACGATTGTGAGCAAGAAGCACAAGACGGACTAACTGATACTGGACATGGTGGACATACTCAAAACGATGATGATACCCCACTGTTCGATAAATCACGGTTTGGTATGGAAGATGCAAGTATTAGGAAAAAAGGAAGGAAGTTTGATGGAATCAATGTATGAAGTGATTGATATGGACGATGGTTCATATGCTATTCTTGAGGTTAAGACAAATCAAGTAGTAGCACGAGGTTTAAGTCTACATGAGGCAAATACTTTTGTAGGTAAATTAAATAATGGTAGTGGATTCGAAGGAAACACGCCCGCATTTCTGACCGAAGGAGACATTGGTAATGGTTGCTAAAGCAAAGACAGGTGCAATTTCACTTGAAGAAAAGTTTGACGCAACAGATGAGGAGAAGAAAGAGAAATTTGAACTTCCCTCAGATGAACTAGCAAACGAAGAAGTTGATTACAAGGTTGACTATCGACTAACAAAATACATCAAAGTTTTTGATGACGCACTACCACCACAATATTGTGATAAGATTGTGAAGATGTTCCGTGAGGATGCAGACCATCATGTGGTTCGTAACTCACTGCAAGAGACAGGCGAGAAGTTTGTATCATTGAACATCGACTCAAACAACGATGAAGATTGGGGAAAGATTTCTACGACTCAGCGCAAGATTGTCGAAGCAACGATGCCTGTGTATGTTAAGTCAGTACGCCCGCATGTGAACTGTTTCCCAGAGAAGAGTACGCTAGAGGATTTCTACATTTACCAATTCCGTGATGCAGAAGATGTGAAGGAGACCAACATTGACGTTGCAAAGTCTTCACAAGTAAAACGTTACATGACGTTCCTATGGTTCTTGACAGATGACGAAGATTTCCAGATTGGATTCTTTGACGTTCAGAACACAGTCAGTGCAAAGAAGGGACGTTTGATTGTATTTCCAGCGACATGGACTTATCCATATTCAATCGGAAATTTCTCAGGAAATGAAAATTTTATTATCAAAACCCATGTTGCACAGGTCTAATGCTGTATAAATAATCTTAGACATTATGAGTGTGGGTGAAGATTTATATGGTATCAAACGACTTAAAAATGCTCAGGTGCAAATCAATGAGCGTAAGGAAGCGATAGGAGAATTTATTGCACAAATCAATCCTAGTAACGGAAAAGCGGGTCGCAACGCATGTAGTTGCCAGTAGGGGTTTCTGCCCGCAGTCTATAGATACCAACATCTAGGGGTATCGCTTCTTTGGGGCGATGCCCCTTTCCTTTTTTAGTACCTTAGTATTAGACCCAAAATGGGTACTTTCAGACCCAAAATGGGGTTTCATAGAAAAAATCTATCGAAAACGCCCCATCCATCGAAAAAATCAATGAACTTTTTTTGAAAACCCAATAAAATCAACGGGTTACGAAACCAGGTTTTTCTTGACATACCCCCCCAGATACGCTATAATTACTCTGTAATTTGATGATAACAGAGGTAGTTCTAGTATGACCTATTTGACGAATGTAGTTGAGACCCAAGGCGGTAAAGCGTTTGAGCGTGATATTGCTTATAAAACCGTCCACTGGTGCATTCAGAAGTTGCTCCCCCGTTACCGTACCCTTGACATTACAGTCACCTTTAAAGACCTCAAAGGGGTTTATGGGTACTGTATGGAAGGCGACAATAATCGCACTTTCGAACTTGAGATTGCAAAAGGATTGGGACTATTCGACATGATTAGCACCATCTGTCACGAAATGGTTCACGTTAAGCAGTACGCAAAGCGTGAGATGGACGGTTATGGTGAGCGTTGGAAAAAGAGCAAAATCAAGGATGGAACTCCCTACATGGAACTCCCATGGGAAAAAGAAGCGTTTCGCTTGGAACGTGGTCTTGCTATCGAATGCTTCGAAGCGATTTAAAAAATTAATCAAAAAAAGTGAAAAAACCTGTTGACATAGTGACTAAGGTTTGTTATAATAGTTGTACGAAATGAGAAAAGGAACTATATTATGAATGAGCAAATGACCAAAGCAGTTGAGACCTTGATTGAGATGATTAAGGTTGACTACGAAAACTTCTTCACTCGTAACGGTACTGAAGAGTTGAGTGGTTACGGTAAAGAACAGATGGAAAGGTTCTACGACATGATTGAAGTCCGTCCTGGTAACAAGTACATCAAGATTATCAAAGACCGTAGTGTGTGGGGTTTTATCGTCAACACTGAAAACGACAAGAAGTTTAAGTTTGGGGACATTCTCAAGGCAGCGGGTTACAATGCTCCTGCTCGTAACGCTGCTCGTGGAAACTTGTTCACTGGATACGAAATCCGTTGGACGGGTCCTTTGTACCTCTAATCGTTTTATGCGGAAAGGGTTCCTCTCTCCCTCACCGCAACCTTGGGGGGGCGCAATGCCCCCCTCTTTTTATATAAGGTGACACATGAACTACAGAGTAATTGACATGCTCAGACGTTTGGCAATAGAATCGCCAGGTGTCAGTGAGCGTAGATTGTCTGCTGGTGTTGTGTATAAAAAGAGACTAATCGCAACTGGTGTGAACTCGTGGAAGACTCACCCACTAATGTGCGAGAAAAATGGATACAGAGAAGGGCAGATTTTTCTACATGCAGAAGTTGATGCGATTAAAAATGCGCTACGGTTAATCACTCAAGATGATTTAACCAAGTGCGATTTATACGTCTATCGTGCAAAACGTCCTCACCCACATTCAACTAAGTGGATACAAGGACTCGCAAAACCATGTGATGGTTGTGCTATGACAATTGCTACGTTTGGAGTTAATAACGTTATTTACTCTACAGACCATGATGGGATATTCGAAGTCTTATAAATATAAGTGATACACTGAATATCACTATATTGAGGAATTCAATGCCCGCTAAGACCATTCAACAACTGTTAAAGGAAACTCAAGCAATATCAAGTGTTGACTTAATTGTTAAAACTTGTATAGACTTGGGTTATTCAAATACGAAAAAGACAAGTGGTAACAAATGTTTGATAACCACTTCGGAACCTCTACAGACGTTGAAGGATATTGAAGAAGTATTCTCTACATTTAATCCAGAGGTTTCTGATGGTGGTATTCAAATAGGACAATATACTATCGGAGTGGAATATAAATGAAGAGTTTTCTCGCATACCAACAATTAGACGAACAAGCAGGCAAGAACCTACACCTTGAACACCTAGAAGACGAACTCTTTAATAACGGTGTCGAAGGTGGTCGTGCAGCAATAAATTTCCTACGTTCCCTCAGAGATATGCTCAAAGGGGATTCTGCCGCACCAGTAAATATTACTGTCAAATGGGACGGTGCGCCCGCAGTCTTCTTTGGACATGACCCTGAAGATGGTCAATTCTTTGTCGCAAAGAAGGGTATCTTCAATAAGAACCCGAAAGTCTACAAGTCACATGCGGATATTGATGCCGACACTTCTGGTGACTTGAACACAAAACTCAAATACGCATTCGATTATCTACAGAAACTACGTCTTGGTAAATCCGTTTATCAAGGCGATTTGATGTTTACTGCAAACGATAAAAAGACTGCAACCATTGATGGCGAAAAACTAATCACATTCCAACCCAACACTATCGTGTATGCAGTACCAGCAAATTCAGAACTTGGTGCAGAAATTAAGAAAGCACAGATTGGTATTGTGATTCACACAGAATATAGTGGGGGTCCCTCACTCCAAGACATGAGTGCATCATTCAACATTGACGTATCGGGTCTAGGTAACGTATCTGGACTTTGGTATCAAGATGCATCATATAGAGATGTGAGTGGTAATGCTACGCTAACTGCAAAAGAAGTTACAGAACTAGATGTGCTTCTATCTAAAATGGGTAAAGCATTCCAAGGAATCGACTCCAAAGGGTTTGCAGAAATTCTAAAAATGCAATCTCAATTAACTGGTGGACTTGTTGGTGCAGGTATTAAAACCTTTGTTAACCAATCAATTCGTAATCAGCAGAACGTAAATCCAAAGTCTGCAAGTAAGGAATATACTAAATACATAGAAGATTACTTCAATGAGAAGCAAATCGCCAAGGTAAAAACCGATAAAGCAAAGGAACAAAAAGCGCAATTGCGTGATGAATATATCCGTTTATTGCAAAAATACCAACAGACCTTGACAGCGGTATTTGCATTCTACTCTTTGATTAATGAGGCAAAAATCCTTATTGTGAGAAAACTTGAAAGTGTTAAACAGATGACTAAAACTTTCAATCGCACAGATAATGGATTTGAAGTCACAGAACCAGAGGGTTTTGTTGCAGTCGATAAGATTGGCGGTAGTGCAGTTAAACTAGTGGACAGACTGACGTTCTCTTATAATAACTTTACTGCTGCAAAAAATTGGACAAAGTGAAAATCAATTAAGGATACCTATAAATGAAGAAATTAAAAGAAATCCGTAATGTTACGGAAGCAGAAAAAACAAAAGGTGTAGTGTTCTCATTTGGTCGATTTAATCCACCAACAACTGGACACGAAAAACTTATTAAGGCAGCATCCGCAATTGCAAAAGTGCAAGGCGATGACTTGGTTATTTTTGCTTCTCAGTCAGAAGACCCTAAAAAGAATCCTTTGTCATTTACTGACAAGGTTAAATTCATGCGTAAGATGTTCCGTACTTATGCATCTGCTATTTCTCAAGACAAGGGCGTTAAGACTGCATTCGATGCAGTGACTAAGTTGTATGACATGGGTTACCGTGAAGTAACTATGATTGTTGGTGCAGACCGAATCAAGGAATTCGATACTCTACTCAACAAGTACAACGGTGTTAAGGGCAGACACGGATTCTACGATTTTCCAAATGGTATTCAAATCAAATCTGCGGGTGAGCGTGAAGACCCCGATTCTGATGCCGCTAAGTCCATGAGTGCAGATGCTATGTCTGCATCACTATTACGCAAAATCGCCGCAGATGGCGATTTCGACACATTCATTAAGGGCGTACCTGACACATTGGGTACGACAGATAAGCGTGTCCTCTTCAATAAAATCCGCACAGGTATGAAACTCGCTGCAATCAACGAAATGTTTGAATTGCTATTCGATGACACTCTTCTAAACGAAGAGCAAGAACTTGTTTGCGAGAAAGCACCACCTGATGAAAAGATTCTCAAGTGGACAGAAGACCCCAAAGTTAAAGCATCTTTCAAAGACCAATATGGTGATAAGTGGGCAGAAGTAATGTATGCTACTGCATGGAAGATGTACAAAGATAAGCAAGAAGAGTGGAACGTTGATGAGGAACTTGACGAAGATTGGTCACATGCCCCATCAATGGACGCAATGTTCGAAGAGACTTTTGGTGACTTGACCAAGAAGTCATTTGACATGGTGCGTGAATCTCTGATGCGTGAAGAAATCAAAATCACCCAACAGATGCTAAATGACATTGAGAAGTATGCAGATAAGTTGTTTGCGAAACTAGGTATTGACGTTGAGTTTACTCGCCACTTCCTAGACCGTGTTAACGATGAGCGCAACAAAAAACAAATCACTCAAGCAGAACTCATTCGT